ACTATGGTTTAAAGATAGCTAAAGCTATTGAATCGGAATGGTTCCATCAAGATCGTGGAAACACTAGATACACTACCGCTCAAAATAATTTCCATGATCTAAGATTATATGCTAGTGGAAATCAATCAATTCAAAAATATAAAGATGAGTTATCTATAAACGGTGACTTAAGTTACTTAAATTTAGATTGGACACCAGTCCCAATAATACCTAAATTCGTTGATATCGTTGTAAACGGTATTGCGGAAAGAATGTACGATATTAAAGCTTATTCACAAGACCCTTATGGAGTAGCAAAAAGAACTGAGTATATGGAATCAATACTTGGAGATATGGCTACCCAAGAAATGAATGATTTTGCACAGCAATCTTTTGGCGTTAATTTATATGAAAATGATCCAGAAACTTTACCAGAAACAGAAGAAGAATTAGAACTTCATATGCAGTTAACTTACAAGCAAGCTGTAGAGTTAGCAGAAGAACAAGCTATAAATGTTTTGATGGATGGTAATAATTATGAGTTAATTAAAAAGAGATTTTATAGAGATTTAACAGTGTTAGGTATTGGAGCTGTAAAGACAAATTTTAATACTTCAGAAGGAGTTGTAATTGATTATGTTGATCCTGCGAACTTAATATATTCATACACTGAATCACCATACTTTGAAGACGTATATTACATTGGAGAAGTAAAAACAATTCCAATTAACGAATTAGTAAAACAGTTTCCACATCTAGCGCATGAAGATCTAGAAGAGATAACTCAAACTAAATCTCCACACGTAAATAATCGTAATCGTGGTGGAGGTAGATCGGATAATAACACAGTTCAAGTACTATATTTTAACTTCAAAAGTTATATGAATGAAGTTTATAAAATGAAAGAAACTGGATCTGGTGCAGATAAGGCTATACAAAAAGAAGATACATTTAATCCTCCACCAGATAAAGAAGGAGGGTATGAGAGATTACACAGATCTATAGAGTGTCTTTACGAAGGAGCTATGGTTCTTGGTACTGAAAAATTACTTAAATGGGAGATGGCAAAAAATATGATGCGTCCTAAAAGTGATTTCACTAAGGTTAAAATGAATTATTCTATAGTAGCACCGAGAATGTACGAAGGAAGAATAGATTCGTTAGTTAAAAGAATTACTGGATTTGCTGATATGATCCAACTAACACATTTGAAACTACAGCAAATAATGTCACGTATGGTTCCTGATGGTGTATATCTTGATGCTGATGGATTAGCTGAGGTTGATTTAGGTAATGGAACAAATTATAATCCACAAGAAGCATTAAATATGTTCTTTCAAACTGGATCTGTGATTGGGAGATCATTCACTTCTGAGGGTGATATGAATCCTGGTAAAGTACCTATTCAAGAAATAACAAGTGGTAGTGGAGGAAACAAAATGCAAGCTCTTATAGGTAATTATAATTATTACTTACAAATGATAAGAGATGTAACCGGACTAAATGAAGCTAGGGATGGTAGCATGCCGGATGCTAAAGCGTTAGTTGGCGTGCAGAAATTAGCTGCTGCTAACTCTAATACAGCAACTAGACATATATTAAATGCTGGATTATTTTTAACAGCAGAAACAGCTGAGTGTTTATCTTTAAGGATATCTGATATTATAGAGTATTCTCCGACTAAAGACGCTTTTATACAGGCTATTGGAGTTCACAATGTTGCTACGTTAGAAGAAATGACAGAGTTACATTTATATGATTTTGGTATATTTATTGAATTAGCACCAGACGAAGAAGAGAAAATGATGCTAGAAAATAATATTCAAGTAGCGGTGTCTCAACAAGGGATAGATCTCGAAGATGCTATCGATCTTAGGAATATTAAGAACGTAAAACTTGCTAATCAATTATTGAAGATTAGAAGAAAGAAGAAACAAGAGAAGGATCAGCAAATACAACAAGAAAATATTCAAGCACAGAACGAAGCTAATATGCAAGCACAGCAAGCAGCTGCTCAATTAGAGATTCAAAAACAACAAGCAGTTTCTCAAGCGCAAGCACAATTAGAGCAAATGAAAGCCCAAATGGAGTCTCAAAAATTACAACAAGAAGCGCAAGTAAAAGCACAACTGATGGAACAAGAATTCCAATACAACATGCAATTACGTCAAATGGATATGAGGACTATTATGGAGAGAGAAGGTAAGAAAGAAGATCGTAAAGACCAAAGAACTAAAATCCAAGCAACACAACAATCGGAAATGATTGACCAAAGAAAAAACGAAAAACCACCTAAAAACTTTGAATCATCAGGTAATGATATAGTAGGTGGTGGATTTGATTTAGGGGCATTTGAACCTAAGTAAATAAATTATTAATTATTATTATATTATATTATGGCAAAAAAGAAAAAAGAAGAAGTAGTCGAAAAGACTGCTAACGAACCTAAGGGTGACGTTACAAAAGTACAAGAAAAAATGAAAATGAAACCCGTAGTTGAAGAGCAGGTCGTAACTAAGGTTGATTTAAATAAACCACCAGTACCAAAAGAAAATGAAGAAATTAAAGAAGATACAGTTGACGACGGAGGAGTGGTTGAACTCGTTGAGGACACCTCTGCCCCACAAGAACAAGAAGAAGTACAACCGGAAACAGAAGCACAAGAAACTCCAGTCGTAGAAGAAATAACAGAAGAGGTTGAAGAATTAGCCACGCAAGCAGAAGAAGCTATAACTGAATCTATTGAAAAAGGTACAGAACTTCCAGAGAATATCCAAAAACTAATGCAGTTCATGGAAGATACAGGTGGTGATTTAAAAGATTACGTTAAGTTAAGTCAGGATTATTCGGAATTAGATAACCAGTCTTTATTAAAAGAATATTACAAACAAACAAAACCTCATCTAAATTCAGAAGAAATAGATTTCATGATGGAAGACACGTTTTCATACGATGAAGATATGGATGATGAAAGAGATATTAAAAGAAAAAAATTAGCGTTAAAAGAGCAAGTTGCCAACGCTAAAACTCAATTGGAAGAGAACAAATCCAAATATTATGAAGATATCAAATACGGTTCAAAGCTCACAAGTGAGCAACAGAAAGCAATTGATTTTTTCAACAGATACAACAAGGAATCAAAAGGTCAACAGGAAGTAGCAAAGAAACAACACGACACGTTTTTAAATAAAACTAATCAATTATTCAATGAAAAATTCAAAGGTTTTGAATACGAAGTTGGAGATAAAAAGTTTAGATTTAACGTTAAAAACTCCGATACAATAAAGGACACCCAGAGTGACATTAATAATTTTGTCAAAAAGTTTTTGAACAAAAATAATGAAATGGAAGATGCTAAGGGTTATCACAAGTCTATGTTTACCGCTATGAATGCTGATAAAATCGCTAGTCACTTTTACGAACAGGGTAAGGCTGATGCTTTAAAAAATAGCGTAGCCAAATCTAAAAACATTAGTATGGATCCACGACAACAACATTCAGGTGTAGTTGAAGCTGGAGGAATGAAGGTTAAAGTTCTAGGTGATAGTTCTAGAGATTTCAAATTTAAAATTAAACAAAAATAACAATTTAAAAATTAAAAATTATGGCAATTACTAATGGAGATAATTTGAATGCTGTTCCAGCTTCTGGACAACAAACGTTATCTACAAATTACTTAGACCTTAACAGCTCGTCTGGATGGGGTCAACAATATGTGCCAGACCTAATGGAGAAAGAAGCTGAAGTTTTCGGACCGAGAACTATTTCAGGTTTCTTATCTCAAGTTGGGGCTGAAGAAGCGATGTCTGCTGACCAAGTTATTTGGTCTGAGCAAGGTCGTTTACACTTATCGTACAAAGCTAATATCGATACTAACAATATTATTACAATTCAGTCTGATATTGATGAGCTTGGTTACGCTGCTGGTGGGATTACGCAAAAGCATGGTATTAGAAAAAATGATACTATTATTGTAGCAAACTCTAATGGAGTTTACAAATGTATCGTAGTGTCTATGGCTGATGGTGGTGGTACCGCAGGTATGAACGCGGATATTACTGTTGCTGCTTATGATGGTAGTACAGTTGCTACTTCAGGGGCTACTACTAACAAAGGTACAACTGTATTAGTTTACGGTTCTGAATACGCTAAAGGAGACAACTATGATGGAAGTTCTTCTCATAGCGCTAATCAACCTACGTTTAAGTCTTACTCTAACAAGCCAATTATCTTAAAAGATTACTACGAAGTGTCAGGTTCTGATACAGCTAGAATTGGTTGGGTTGAAGTTACTTCTGAAGGTGGAGGTGCTGGATACTTATGGTATCTAAAAGCTGAAGCTGATACAAGAGCTAGATTTACCGATTACTTAGAAATGGCAATGTTAGAAGGTGAGCTTGCTGATGATGACTCTCATAATTTCGGTGCTGGTGGTTCTGGTGCTGCGAATAGTGTTGATGCTCATTTAAATGCTACAAGTGGTGACACTGTTGGTACTGAAGGTTTATTTGCTGCTATCACTGATAGAGGTAATTTAACTTCTGGTGTTACTGGTGTTAACGCTGCTACTGATTTAGCTGAGTTTGACGCTATCTTAGCTGAATTTGACAAGCAAGGTGCTATTGAAGAAAACATGATGTTTGTAAACAGAGCTACTTCGTTAGCGATGGATGATATGTTAGCTTCTATGAATTCTTACGGAGCTGGTGGTACTTCTTACGGAGTATTTAACAACTCTGAGGATATGGCTTTAAACTTAGGTTTCTCTGGTTTCAGAAGAGGTTCTTATGACTTCTACAAGTCTGACTTTAGATACTTAAATGACTTAGCTACTAGAGGTGGTATTAATGTTGCTGCTGGTGCTAATGCGATTAGAGGGGTTATTGTTCCTGCTGGAACTTCAACTGTCTATGACCAAATGTTAGGTAAAAACCTAAAGAGACCATTCTTACACGTTAGATACAGAGCTTCACAAACTGACGATAGAAGAATGAAATCATGGGTTACTGGTTCTGTTGGAGCTGCTACATCTGCTTTAGATGCAATGCAAATCCACATGTTATCAGAAAGATGTTTAGTTACACAAGGTGCTAACAATTTCATGTTAATGAAGTAAGCATTTATTATATTAAGAGAGGTTGGGGTTCGCCCCAACCCCTTTTATTTTATTAATTTTATTATATATTATATTATGGCAAAGAAAAAAGAAACAAAACCAGTTACAGTAGAAGAAACTGTAGCTGAAGAAGTGATGGAGGTAGTAGACGAATTTATAGAAGTTGAAACTCCAGAGGTTGTAGAACAACCAAAAGTAAGAGAAAGAAAAGTACCAACCGATGAGTGGGAAATTAAAGATAGAGTTTACTATCTAAAAGGTAATAAAAAACCACTTTCTAGATCAATTAAATCTGCTAATATTTATTATTTTGACGAAGAGAAAGGTTACGAAAGAGAACTTAAATACTGTCAAAACCAAAAAACTCCATTTGTAGATGAAATGAAAGGAGACCAAAGATTAGAACATATTATCTTTAGATCTGGTAACTTATTTGTTCCAAAAGAAAAAACAACTTTACAAAAATTATTAAGTTTATACCACCCACATAAAGATAGTATTTATGAAGAATATAAACCAGCTGTGATAGCCGCAGAGGAAATAGATGTATTAGAACAGCAGGTTGACGCTTTGATGGCGGCTAAAAATATCGATATTGATATGGCTGAAGCTATTATGCGTGTAGAGGTTGGTTCTAAGGTATCAGAGTTGAGTTCTAAGGAACTTAGAAGAGATTTACTAGTGTTTGCTAGAAATAATCCTAAGTTGTTCTTAGAGTTAGCTGATGACGAAAACGTAATGCTAAGAAACTTTGGTATTAGAGCTGTTGAATCTGGTATATTAAGATTATCATCTGACCAAAGAAACTTCTTATGGGGAAGTAATGGTAGAAAGTTAATGACAATACCATTTGATGAACATCCA